TGCGTCCGTGCTCGACAGCGATGAGGAAACCGATGACGCGACCGATCACACGATGCGCCCGCCCAATCGGCCGACGCTGGCAAAGATGACACCCGAGATCATCATCTACAAAATCGCCCCGCAAGTCGGTCCCGATATCAGCGTCCTGCGGCGCGAACTGATCAAGCTCGTGCTTTACGATACCGAACTCAACCAGCAAATCGTGAAAACGGGACGGTATGGCAACGGCGCGATCCGCTATCTCGGTTGCCAAACCGATCTCGCTTGGGAGCGCTCGATGTTTGGATCGCTCAAGGCAAGATTTCTTTTCAAGTACGCACTGAAACCCGACGATCTCTGAAAGGAGGGATCATCATGCCCACCGCGCCAAGCGTCCAAAATTATCATATCGGAAAAGGGATCGTGTCCTTTAAGGAAACGGGCTCCTCAACCTTCGTTGACCTCGGCAACGCGCCGAAGTTCATCTACACGCCGACGGTCACCAAGAAAGAGCACTTTTCCTCGCGTGAAGGAATCAAAACCAAGGACTTCACCGCGATCACCGAAGTCGGCGCAACAGTCAAAGTCACGCTCGACGAGATCACCGCCGACAATCTCGCGATGTTTGCGCTGGGTACTCTGAGCGGCGCCACTGATGGCACCGGCACCATTACAGGACTGACGAAGGCTGAATTCACTGGGACACTTCAAGTCATCGGCACCAACGATATCGGCCAGCATGTTAGTTGGATTGGCGATATTTCGTTTGTGCCCTCTGGTGATTTCAGTTTTATCACTGACGTCGATGATTTCTCGGCCATCATACTCGAGGCCGAGGTGCAAAAGAGCACGGATGGTTCTTTCGGCACTTGGACTATCGCGGAACCAACCCCTTGAGGTGATTCATGGCAGATCTTCTGGATATCGCGCCATCGACTGCATGCGAGGTCGTCAAGATCGAAGGCAAGCGGATCGTCGTGCGTGGGCTGCACGGTGATGCAATCGCATCGATCGTGTCACGCTTTCCTGAGCTTGGGGCGTTGCTCGGCGGCGGCGATAATATCGGGCCTCGATTGATCGCGCGATTTGGTGCTGCGATTGGCCCGATCATCGCGGCTGGCTGCGGGCACATTGGTGATGAGAAATACGAACAACATGCCAGCACGTTGCTTGTTGAATATCAATTAAAATTGGTCAAGGCAATTATCGAACTGACATTCCCAAACGGACTAAGCTCCTTCATCGAAGCAATGATGACGCTCATGGTCGGAGCCGTCGACGAGCAAAAGGTCATCAAGGTGCGCTTGCGGAAATCGCCATCGCCATCACAGCCCTCGTCCGACGCGGCTTCCCTCCCCAATTTGCAATGATGCTGACGCCGCGGCAGATCGCGGCCTATCTCGAATTTTCCGACGAGCTTGATCGCATCGAGCGAGCCGATGCGCTGGTGATCGCCGCCATTGGCGCGCAGGGCGACAGCAAGACAATCGAAAAGACGTTAAGAGATATCGGCGCTTAAATGGTCTTAAAGTTCAAGGTCGATACCGACAAGAAAAAATGGCTGCAACTGGACCGCCAGCAAGACCCGGTAGCGGCGGCGGCGGTCGCAGCATTGCGCGACGTTGCCGACAATGCGGTGAAAGAAGGGCGCGCAAACATTGCAGGCGCGGGCGCCGGATTTCTACACGCACAATGGGTGTCGGGACTGAAATTTCGGACGCAGGATGCGACGAAAGGCGGCCAACCGTCCATGGACGCAAAGGCCATCGTCTATCACAGATATGGTATTGCCGGTGTGTTTGAATACGGCGCCACGATCGAGGGCAAGCCGCTGTTGTGGATACCGACCACGCGGGGCAGCCCGCCCGCCAGCCGATCCGGTAAGAGACTTGTGTCCGCCACTATCAAGGGCACGCCGGTGCTGTTCGACGCCGATGATCGCGACCGGCATCGCAAGCCGCTCTATATCGGCGTGAAGTCGGTACGCATCCCGAAGAAATTCCGCATAACCGAGATCGTCAAGGAACAAGCCAAGCGGATCGCTGAATTCTTCTTCAAGCGCTTCAAAGGCTAGTTGCATGGTCGAGAAAATATCGGTCCAGATCGCCCTCGAGGGCACCGAAGAAATCAAGCGCCAGCTCGCGGATGTGAGCGAGGCCGGCCAGAAGTGCTTCGCGGATATCTCCAATGCGGCGGCGAAAGCCGGCGGCTTCGATCGGCTCGATCCCACACTGGTGGCGCGAAAGTTCAACGAATTTGGCATTACGGCAACGGCAGACATCAACAAGATCACCGCTGCGCTGCAGGCCGCCGGGAAAACCGAAACTCTGGTGACCGGCGTCCAGAAAATGGAGCAGGGTGTTGGGCGACTCAGCACTGCAGCCAATAAAGCGAGCGAGGCATTTGGCCTAACCCGGCGCGAACTCGGTGCGCTTGATAGAGCGCTGCGTGCAATTGATCTTGGCCCACTGGGCGCTCAACTTGGCCTATTAGGGCGCGTCGGCCTCGCCTTTGGCCCGGTCGGCATAGCGATTACAGCAGTGGCGACCACCATTGTGGGTCTGACTGTTGCCTTGGCCAAATTTGCCAGCAGCGCCGAGGAGACGGAAAAAGCTCTCACTCAATTGCAGAAAGTCAGCGGGGTATCATTCGAAAACCTGTCGGCACTGCAGCAGGTGTTTGCTGCGGGTGGCACTAACGTCAAACAGTTTGCTTCCGAGTTCAGTAATCTATCGGAGAAGATCGCGGCTGCTGGACAGCAGGCAAAGATACGGGACATCGGCGACAAGGAATGGGTGACTTGGGCCAACGACATCAAGGCGGTCGTGCAACAATTCGACAACCTTGCTGCCGGCGGACGGGTGACGTTTTCTGCGCTGACTCTCTTGGACACCAAGGTCAAGGCGCTGCTGGAATCGCTCTCCAAAGTGCGACCGGAAGATCAATTTGGAAAACTCGCCGATATCTTCAGGAGCCTTGGCAGCGACCTGGAGCGGGCGCAAATCGGCAAGGCGCTGGGACTGTCGCCGGAAACGATCGCGACGCTGAGCCAAGGCAGTGCTGCGATCAAGGCATTACAGGCCGAGGCCGAGCGGCTCGGATTGACGCTCACCACGAGCAATCAGGAGGCGCTGCAGCAAATGGGCCAGCAGTGGAACCAGTTCACTGGTCTGCTGTCGGCATTCTTCCAGAAGATCGGTGCCCTGGCAGCACCGGCATTGAACCAGCTCTATAGCAGTTTCACGGCGGTGCTGCAGAACATTGTTTCGGATTTCCAAACTCTGCCGCTCGATCAGGCAATCGCTAATCTCGGCACGCGGCTCGCTCCGGCAATCAATGCGATAAGCAGTGTGCTATCGCCGATCATGATCCAGATGGGCAATGCGCTCGGTACTGCATTCGTGAATGCAATCAGCAGCGCTGTGAGCGAAGCTATCAGTCAGCTTTTTACCAACCTGGGAGCGGAGCTGCAGACGAACTTTCAAATCCTGATGGAAAACATCAGGCGTCTCGGCGCAATGTTTGGTGGCGGCGGCGGCGCTGCAGCACCGAGTGGCGGTGGCGGCAACGGCGGGGGCGGATTCGCCGCCGGCGGTTTGCTCGGCGGGCGCGGCAGCGGCACGTCCGATTCCAATCTGGCCTGGGTGTCGCGTGGCGAGCACATCATGCCGGCGCGCGTCGTGGCGCAACCGGGAGTGCTGGCGTTGCTCGAGGCGCTGCGGCTCACGGGTGGCAATCTGCGCGGCGTGCTCGACGGTATGGGGCGCCTTGCGCTCGGCGGCCTGGTGCCGCGCCCAGCCATGGCGTTCGCTGGCGGCGGGCTAGTCGGTGGCATGAACAGCGTCACCATTCAATTTCCCGGCGTGCCGCCGGTCGGTGGCTTGCGCGCATCCTCTGCAGTGGTCGATGAACTTCGCAAGTCCGCTGCGCTGGCGCAGGTACGTTCAGGCGGCCGCAAGCCAAGCCGGTATTCCTGATGCCACTGACGCATGTCCCTCCCTATACGTTGCTCGCGATCGATAACATCGACTTTTCCGACTATGCCGTTCGCGGCATCACGATGACGCTGGAGCCGATCGATCAGGCGAAAGGCTTGGCGCGCGACTGCCAAGGCGTGCTGGTCGATATCTCGCTCGCGCAGTTTCGGATGTATAAAGTCTCGATCACCTGTACCGATCATGAGGCGCCGCAGCTCACCGGCATATGGCCGGGTCAGGACATCACCATCACTTGCATCCCCGGCCTTGGTGAGATTGGCGGGCCGCTGATCATTCTTGCCAAAGTGACGGCATGGAACACGTCGCGGGATGAATGGGCGTCCGAAGTGGCATGGAAACTTGAGGCCGAGCAACGGAGCTTCTGATCGATGCCTGCGGGATTGCCTTATTTCGCCTGGATCGATGTGAGCGAGACGACATTCACGTCTGCGCATATGCGCTGGGATGAACAAATATTCTCATTCAAGCTATCGCAGGAAGAGGGCGATCCGGCGAGTCTTACCGCCGTCGTGCGCGGGCCGCACAAGGGGTTGCTCAGTCCCGGTCGGCTGTTCTGGTGTTGGTTTGCGCTCGATTGCGGGCCGGATCTGATCAGATTTCGCGGGCGTCTCGTTGGCATTCCGACGAGCATATTGGAAGAACTCGTTACGCTGGAATTTGTTGCTCGACCATTCGATTACGTGACACAGAGAGACAATCTAGCCGCTAAGTTGCGCGTGCTACCGTTCTATGACGAGGCAGTTATTGATCCAGCACGGCGCACCGATCCTGATGTGGTGCTCGAGGGCTATAGTGCAGTATGGCACTATGACCGGGAGACTCATATCATTACGATTTCGGACGAGATCAACGGCGAAGACGGTCTCGTTTCATTCGATGGCGGAAGCGTTGACGGCAAAGTGTTTTATGACGGTCTTAGCCTGACACTCACAACTGGGCCGCTTGCTCGTGTCGATGTCAACGCCGAATACACCTGGACGCAACAAGCACAAGGCACTGTCGATTTGACCGCAGCTTTAATTGGACCCTGGCCAGGGACGTTGAAGAGGCAGGGTATTATTACCTCATATAGTTTGACGGCGGCAAATTGGCCGAAGGAAGGCACCAGCATCGGCGACGGATGGACAGTAGAAAAGTCGATCGCAATCGATCTATTCGATTATACGGTCAAAACCGTCAATGGAACGGATACCCTAGTCGTTGAGGGTTTCGATGGTTCGTCAAGCCGATCGAGTGTAACGACCTCGGTTAGCTACGTTGGTTCATTTGCTCCCATCAACATAGCTTCCGGCACCATCCTCAACGACCAATGGCAAGTAACCTATGCGATGGGTGAAGATGGATTATATCCTTCGTCGTTCAGTCGGACTATCACAGGCACGCGCGGCCTATACGCAAGCTACGATGTCAAGGTTGCCTTGATAGCAACCTATAAAGCCGAGCGGCAATGTACGGAGCGTGTATCGTTGTCATTATTCGCTGATGTGCAATCTATTTTGACCGATCCCGAAGACGGCGAAGCATTATTGATCGATGGCATCCGTTCGATCAACTTGAGCAAACCGAGCGATGATACGGCTCACACCGCACCGATAATTGATCCATCTCGGCGATCCTATATTGCAACCTCGCGTGGCACCCAAAGTCTCGAACATTTGATCGCGCTGGCGCGGGCGCACCTGTTGAAGCGAGCACGGGTCGTCGAGATCGCGTTCGCACCCAAACTGTCACGAATGCCGGAAGTCACACTGCGCAAAAATGCGTTTCTATCCGAACCGCGAGTTGGCGATGCGACCGGTAAAATCATTGCCTATTCCATCGCACTGGACGGCGCAGACGGTCAGATCAAATGCGAGATTCGCATGGGTTGTCCGATTGGCCGCGGCGGAGTAGCGACGGCAACCACCGGAACGCCGACGTATTGTGATGTCGGCTATGTCGGAGCTGACTATCAGCAGTTCATCAATCAGACGGTCTTGGTCAGCGCATTCGGCGATTCATCTGTCGGATATGAAGTCATCAATGCTGATCCGAACGATGA